CATGTACTTTTTAATTACATGGAAAAGGAATGTGTCTATGTCACAGGACACACAAAGCAACATAGAAATATTTTTAAATGGCCTACAGACAATAGTAATCATGTCAGTTGGTGCCATGATGATAATAGCAGGCACACTGGACATTGGATTGCTAATTGGTTCAAACATATTGGCGGCGAGGGCATTACAGGGTACCAGCAAGTATGCCAAGGCAACTGAATTTTTAAAACAACGTGACCAAGCAGTGGGAGAAATAATAAATTATGTCAAAAGCAAGTAGTAGATTCTTTTTTGCGATTACAACTCTATTCGTGGTATTCTTCGTGTGGATGTGGTTTGCAAAAGTAGACATAACAACACAGGCAGTTGGCATTGTTGTTCCTGAAAAAAATATTACAAAACTAGGAACAATGGTAACAGGAGAAATTGTTGCTGTAAATTATAAACAAGGTGATGTCGTTAAGAAAGGTGATGTCATAATAACAATCAATCCTGGAGTTGGTTACGAACCTAGAAACATTGTTGCAAACATTGATGGTAGGATACAGGAATTAACTTATAAAAATCCAGGTTCCGTTGTCAAACAGGGGGACGGACTAGCAATACTTGTACCATTAGATCAGAAACTTATAGTGAATGGAAGACTATTGGTCAAAGACAGAGGATATGTCACGGTTGGAATGGATGCAAAAGTGAGGCTGGCAAATCAGGATCAATTAAAATTTGATAGCATAAATGCTAGAGTAATATCCATATCACCAGATGCAGTGCAATCACAAAACGCGGCATGGTACGATATAGAATTGCAAATAGAAAAAGAATTTTTTACAAGCGGAGACACAACATACAATCTGGTGCCTGGTATCCATGTGTATGTGTTTATATTAACTGGAGAAAGGACTGTGTTGAGTTATATCACAACACCTTTCCACAACGGAATAGGACAGGCGCTACAGGAGAGATAATGTTGAGTTGGTTTTTGATAGGAATACTAGTTGGACTTTGTATAAGGTGCACGGCCAAACCTCACAAATCTGTTGAGGATAAATTCAAAGACCCATGGAACTGGACAGGATTCGGAGGCGGATGAGCGATAAAAAATTAACAATCAAGGAAAGATGGCGTAAGGCCTGCACCGCTGATAACATCGTAGACTTCAGTGTAGACGTGTTCCTGATAGTGTTTGACGTGTTGAGTTCTCCCATACTGATCGTTATGAGAGTGATACGTTGGCTGTTGGCAAAGTTTATAAACCAACACGTTAAAAATTTCATAAAAAGAATTGTGCATTGGTTCATCGACAATAGAAAAATTAGACTTGAAAAAGGACAGAACATATTCCGTTACTACTGGTACCTATGGTTATTAAGTCCTGCCATATTAATTGTATTGCTTTTGATTATTGCTTTTACAACTGGCATATATGAGGGAATGAAGGAACTAGAATGAGGATACTAACAAGCATATGGATGGTCATAATCGTAGCCGCTGTATTGTTGGGAATAAGGATAGACAACGGCGACACAGTGAAAACTTTGAGATACAAAACCTGGGACTATTTCCAACAGATACATCCTAGAGAAACTATCAGTGATTCGGTCACTGTAATCAACATCACCGAAAAGGACCTAGAAAGATATGGACAGTGGCCATGGCCCAGGCACGTGATGGCCATGCTACACGCCACGATAGCAGACGCAGGAGCGGTGCTTGTCAACTACAACATACTGTTTGCAGAACCTGACAGGATGAGTGGGACGGAGTATCTAAAAAGTATGCCCATGACAAATGAATTAAGAGACCAGTTGGGTGCTGTACTGTTAGATACCGACGCTGTATTTTCAACCGTGTTGAAAGAATCCGGCAGGGCAGTTATATTGATGAGTGTAAAGAACCAAAGCAGTGTAGAGTTACCAAGCACAACACAGATAATTGAAAAAGGAAATGTCAAACCTTGGCTGTATGAATACCTAGGTATAGTTTCACCAACACAGAAGATAAGTGCAGGAGTGGTTGGAATGGGCGTGAATGTTACATCACCTGAACCAGATGCCGTGGTTAGAAAGATGCCCGTGCTGATAAGGATCAACGGAAAAATTTATCCAAGCATGATACTAGAAAATGTTAGATTACTAAACGGTTCCAAAAGGATTAAAGTCATAGCAAAAGAACACGGAATAGATGAAGTGCTTGTCAGTAAGAAAGCCGGTATACCGGTCAATCATAATGCAGAAATGTATATAAATTATGCTGATCCACAAAAGTATGTGCAGATGTCCGCCACTGAAGTCTTTTCTGGCGAATTTAATGAGAACAAGATAAAAGGCAGAATTGTTGTGGTGGGCATGGATGCCGCTGGACTCAGTGTGTTGAAATACACACCACATGGTTTGACAACAGATCAGATGATTAGTGCTCAGGCATTGGACACACTTTTGACTGGTAAACATCTACTAAGGACGCCGCAGGCAGATACATATGAAATAATTTTTATAGGTTTACTTGGTCTTTTAATGATATTACTGATACCTAGGGTGTCGGTGTTATTTTCTGTTCCTTTACTTTTATTTGTGACAGGTGGTATAAGTTATGCATCATTTATTGCATACGCAAACAAAGGATTTCTAGTTGATCCATCATTTGCAGTGCTCTACATATTTTTGATTTGGTCACACAGCACCTACAATAATTTTGCTACGCAAAGCAGATTACGAAAACAGATCAAGAAACAATTCGAACATTATCTAGATCCAGGCATGGTTAAAAAATTACAGAAAGATCCTTCGCTTTTGAAACTAGGCGGTGAGACAAGGAACATGACTTTCTTGTTCTCAGACATAAGAGGGTTTACACCCATAAGCGAGAAGTACAAGGGCAATCCGGAAGGTCTCACAAAACTGATCAATAGGTTCCTAACACGTATGACAGATGTCATTATTGCCAATGGTGGAACCATAGACAAGTTTATGGGAGATTGTATAATGGCATTCTGGAACGCTCCCATAGATAATCCTAAACATAGAGAAATGGCTATTAAAAGTGCAATAGAAATGCAAGTGGCGTTAAAAGAATTAAACATACGTTTGGTTGCTGAGGGACTTCCGCAAATCAACATAGGAATAGGCATCAACACAGGAGAAGCCTTGGTTGGCAATATGGGGTCCGAACAGAGATTTGATTACTCTGTGATAGGTGACGCAGTTAATCTTGCAAGTAGACTGGAAAGTTCATCCAAAACATTAGGTAAGACCATAGTGATTGGTGAGGAAACAAGGCACACAATAGAGACAGCATATCCATTCGAATACATAGACAGCATCACTGTCAAGGGTAAAACTGAAGAAATAAAAGTGTACACTATCAAAGATTAAATACACATATAATGAATTTTTGGACAATAGTTGCAGATTTAGGATTACCAATAGCCGCTACGGCTGGTATGGGTGTGTTCATACTGTTCATTATAAAATATATTCTTAATGGCATCGTAAATTCGATTAAGTTTATCGAAACTGTAATTACACAGTTAGACAACAGAGTCAAAACAATGAATAACGATATCATAAAAATAGATCAAGAAGTTTCCGAGCAATTGGGTATACCTATCGACACCGATAGGATAGCACGTGCTGACGGAAAAACAGATGCGAGGAAAGACTAATGGACCTAGTGGCATTGATAAACGACTACGGATTTCCCACAGTGGCAGTGTTCTTTTTAGCATACTTCATTTATTTCCTTTGGAAATTCATAACAACAGAGATAACACCCAAACTGGGTTCGACTTCAAAGACATTAATCGCTCTCATAGACAGAATACGTATGTTGGACAACGACCTTATAAGGTTGAGAACTAAAGTGCGTACTTTCCGACAACAAGATCGCAAGTAAATATTTTTTGGTCAGGAGAGAGAGAATGAAATTTATCATGGTAGTAATAATATGTTTTGGTGTGGATTGTCAGGCCATCTTTGAGCAGACAACATACGACGACCACGCATCATGCTATGAAGTGGCCAAAGATACTTCCTTAATGATGCAACAGATGTATCCACAGTCTTCAGGTGAGGTCCACTGTTTCGATGAAAATCAATTTTCAGAATTCCAAAAAATGCTAGAAATGGGCGGTAAACCTACATTAGTTCCTGATAATTCAAAAGCCATCTAACTGCAAAATAACTATTATTGACAAATACATATTTTTGTAGTAAGTTATTACCATGTACCACACTTACCTAGATAACAGATACAACGAAGCACAGGTATCACAAATGAAGGCGAACGATACGCCTAGCAAAGGCCATAACAATTTCATTGGCGATGCAGAACTACAAACACTGCAAAAGATGATAGGCAAAATAAATTGGCCAGAGGTAGGAGGCACCAGCAAATATTCGGGTGCAAGTTTTAATGACCCAGAGGGAGGTATTCTTAGGGAAATATTTCATGGCCCTCTCACAAACATAATAGGCGACTACAAGTTAGATTTTTTTGCATGGCAAGAAGCAATTATCCCATGGAAGATACATGCTGACTTGAGATGGTACAAAGACCAAATCCCATACAAAGCAGTGCTAGTGCCTCTTGATGTGAAAAGCGATGATGAGGCCTGGAGAGATACATACACCATTGCTTTCAAACAAAGGAATTATCTCGAAGGCAACAAGGATTCGAACACAGGTGAAAAGGGCAACACAGATCAAAGCACGTGGAAAAGACCATACGACAAACCAGGTATTCATTACCTCGCAGATGGGTTCAAGATATCAAGAGAAGAACACAAGAAATATTTCAGTCATATGCCTTACGAGTATCTCGAAGGCCTTGAGATAGACAATCTATACAAATGGGAGCCAGGCGGTTGTGTGGTGTGGGATCAAGATCAATTGCATTGTGCAGACAATTTCCTGGCCAATGGTATAACTACCAAACAAAGTTTGATATTCTTTACCAACCAAGCATAAGTTGACAATTTGTAGATCAGTAGTATAATTGTGCTATGATTCATGCTATGATAGATCTGGAAACTTTAAGCACAAATCCAAATGCTACTATACTGACAGTAGGTGGTGTTAAGTTTGATCCATACACAAATGTTGAGCCTGCACAAGGAATGTATTTCCGTGTTGACGTTGACTCACAGACAGAAATGGGCAGAGATGTAATGCAAGACACCCTGGATTGGTGGGGCAAACAGGATCCAGAAATCATGGAAGAAGCACTAGGCGACAAAGACAGAATATCCATAGATGCAATGATCAAAACGCTCAACAAATGGTGTGTTGGTGTTGACGTGTTCTGGTGCCAAGGACCACTTTTCGACTATGCGATACTCCAAAACCTTTATGCTCAAATAGGTATACCTGTTCCATGGAACTATTGGCAGATCAGAGATAGCAGAACATTGTTTAGTCTGGTACCACGTGACTTAGATGAAAAAAGGACAGGTTTACACAATGCACTAGAAGACTGCTACTTCCAAGCAAAAAAAGTACAGAAGGTTTACAAGCAACTAGGAATCAAAAATGCCAGATATTAAATGGTACAGTATCCAAGACCTCTACACAATTAAAGATTATAAAATAACGCACAGGAAAGATCCTGTGACCAAATGGATTAGGTTGCCATGTGTTTACAAGATTAAAATCAATTCAAAAATTGTTGACGTGGGAAGATCAGATACCTGTAAAAAACATGGGGGCGCCGAAAAGGTGAGGAAAGCACTGGTAAATTTATTGAACGTGCTTGAACACAATACATCAGTGCCAAAGACAAAGTATTGGGAAAAAATTAGATTGCAACACAAACCAAATAGTAGTAATATAAAGATAGGAATCATAAAAACAAATGCAATCGCGAAAACCTATCTACAAGAAACCATTTGAAGCAATAGACACTTACGAAGAATCGACCTGGCTTGGAAACGACACACCTTTCTTTGAGAATGAGTACACAGGCGTTTTCAATGACAAGTTTCCTTGTGTAGAAGGACACACACTTTTCATACCCAAAAAAAACAATCCAGAATACATAGGCAAATCATATGAACTTGCTTATGAGTATGGCGACCGTTGGATCAAGGAAGGCAAAATGAAAGGCTTCAACATGGGCATGAACATAGGACGTTGTGCCGGACAGACAATACTGTGGCCACACATACACTTCATACCAAGGCACGACGATGACGCAGAACATTATGGTGGTATCAGATATGCACATCCTGGAGCAGACCACAGAGAACACTACTAATGAAAAGAATCAAGAGGCGAAGAATTCCAGCACCAATTTATACGTCACCTGATGGTGGAGAAACTGTGTATCAACAATTACCAAACGGTGAACAGATTTTGATAGAACAAAGCCAAAAAGCCAAGGACAATCAACAGGCATTTTCAGAGATAGAAATGGTGGGAACAGAGGCGATCGAGCTCAGAAGAAAGTATCCTGCTTTACAAAAAGCATGGGACAGATACCTGACCGTATGGCATTTAATCCACGAAAATGACTCAGATGTATAACTTTATGCAGATCAATTTTACCAGCAGTGTACAGGCGTCTGTGTGCGTTTAAAGGGGTGATTAAATAGCATTATGACCAAGTTTGTAAGTGTGATCGGCAATGGTGAATCTAGGAGAGGTTTTGATCTAACACCACTCAAAGGTATTACCACAATGGTTGGCTGTAACGCCATATTCCGTGACCACAATCTAGAATATGTTGTGGCATGTGATCGTCATATGTGTCAAGAAGCCGCAAATACTTGTGGCAAAAACACAACCATCTACACAAGGAAAAATTGGTATGAACAATTTGCTTATTGGTCAAATGTTAAGTGTGTTCCCGAACTACCCTACGAAGGCGACAAAAGGCAGGACGATCCTTTCCACTGGGGCACCGGACAATTCGCCGCACTGGTTGGAATGAATTTCAAACCCAAAGCGATCTTTTTAGTGGGAATGGATCTATACGGAATAGGTGAGCATAAGGGTCCGGAAGGCGTGAACAACATTTACAAAGGCTCCAAAGGCTACACCTATATCAAAAGGCCAGTTGATCCAAGATACTGGATATACCAATTTGAAAAATTGTTTGAACATTCCGACTGCAGGTGGGTGGTGGTAAATCAGGAGGATTGGAAAATGCCTGATACATGGAAAGCACACAAGAATGTTTTCCAAGAGACCTACGAAGGCCTAGCCAAATGGATCAACAAGCAGTTGACAAAAAAATAATACGCAGTTAAAATTATAACATGATTAGACCCATGTTAGATAACCTAATGGTACAACAGCAGATAAGAGCACCACACAAACGTTGGAAACACATGGTTGCTGTTATGTGCTTGAATCTCACATATCGAAAGCACGTGAAGATAGTGTTACCAAAACTTTTCAAAAGATATCCAAATCCTAAGGCGTACTTGCGTGGAAGGTTAGAAACACAGCAACAACTATTGAAACCATTAGGCATGTGGCAGGTAAGATCGAAGCGGATAAGGAAAATGACAGAACAATATCTAACATGGGATAAAAAAGAGGCCAGTGATCTACACGGCATAGGCAAGTACGGGTCTGACAGTTACCAAATATTTTTTCAAAACAACATTCCTCCCAATGTGCAAGACAAAGAATTGAGAAAATACATTGACAATCTTGCAGGATAGTTTATAATAAGGTATGTTTGAAAATATAAAAGATGGAGATCTTATAACTCTGAAACTTGCTTCGGGAGAAGAAGTGATTGCAAATTACAAAAGCGGAGCAGACTCATACATCAGTATTGAGAAAGCACTTGTCCTAATGCAAGGTCCACAGGGTCTGGCGTTTGGAACATTTTTCTCAACCGCACAACAGGACAAGCCTATCAATATAGCGAAAGACAAGATCACATCTATTGCATATATCAATGATAAAATTCGAGAGGAATACAACAGGGTTTTCAGTAAGATTGAAGTACCTAAGAAACCTAGTATAATAACATAATGGCTCATTTTGATAAACACTCAACCAGTATCAAGGCACTTGTAGATGTATCCGAGGCCATGCTAAACGCAATGGAAAAACATGGAATTGACCCCGAAACAGTTGCAAACAGAAATGAATTCACTGTTATGATACATTTCTTGAAAAGTATAATCGATGGAGAATTAAATATACCAAACGACCTGACGAATCGTATCAGAGATGCCGCATTCCAATCAGATCTAGATCAGAAGTTAAACAAGAAATTAAACTGATGATCAAGAGGACTCAAAGACTTTCATCCCTCTATAAACACTCTGCAAGTCATCAAAAAAGGAGAAAAGATGACTTACTACTCAACTAAAACATACGGACACAACATAGGACTATCAGCGGTGTTCAGACAACCCAATGCAGATCATTCGCATTGCCATCTGTTGCATGGATACAGTCTTGCTTTCAAATTTACTTTTGGATGTAAAGACCTTGACAACAAAAATTGGGCAGTGGACTTCGGTGGACTCAAGCCATTAAAGAAATGGTTGGAGAACAGTTTTGATCATAAAGTTGTTCTTGACAGTAATGATCCTCACATCGACAAATTTAAAGAGTTGGAAGAAATGGATCTTGCAAGTCTAACAATAATGGACGGAGTTGGTGCTGAAATGTTCGCCAAACATGCTTTTGATTTTGCAGACAGCATGATCAGAGCAGAAACGAACAATAGATGTTTTGTGGTTAGTGTTGAATGTATGGAACACGGAGCCAACAGTGCCATCTACAAAAGAGGATAAATTTCTATTTGATTTGGTCAGGGTTGGTTTAGACAACACTGCCTACTACGTAGAGATTTATGATACGTCGTTGGGCAAAAGATGGCTAGAGGCATTACAAGATAATTTAATTCAAAAGAGAGTTCTAGAAAAGAATTTTTGCTTCCTAGGATTCGCTGACAGCAAAAGAGATCTTAGGTATCTCACACAAAAATTGAATGAAAACATCACACAGATCAATTCTTTTGCTTTTGATCCGCCCTATGAAAAGATAGAAATGTTCAGCCAGGACGACTTCCAGTTTTCTCAACGCAATGGCTACAGATTGAAACATGATGCTTGTAATCTATTGCATAGATATTTTGAAGAACTTCAAGGTACAGCATGGAAACTGTCAGAATACTACAAACAAGCAGATTATAAAACAAAGTATTCTATAAGACAGTTGAACAATCTCTGTCATGAGATAGAGAGTTGGGTTTTGTCATATCGTAAAAAAATGACCAATCCACAATGGATGAGGCCATCCCAAATCACTACTTTTCTAAATTCTCCAAGGCATGACTTACACGACGAGGATTACGAGCTCTTCAAAAATAACAGGTATAGAAGAGAACTTGGCGGTGTGTATCTGCATTGGTCACAGGTGGGCAAGACTCTGTATGAAGTTTTCCGTGATGAGGGTGCAGTAAAAATGGATGAAGCCACTTGCTCTGAGATAAACCATCAAAAATTTTATTCTGGAGAGTTTGACATAGAATGGGGACAAACAATAGACGAAGACACATGGGATTGGAAACAAACTGAGATGGATCAGTATAGGGATTGGTTAAAACTTAATGGTTATGACTGGGAAGACCCTAAACTGGCATTGGGTTACATCAAGATAGGACAGGTCGACCTACAAAGAACATTTGGCAAAGATGCCAAGTTCGAAGACATACATGAAACACTGTCAAGAAATTTAAATATAACTGATATCAAAATAATAGGTAGTCGAACTTATGAGTGTGATTATCCCTACACTCTGGAAAGCGAGGACTGGCAAAAGATACAAATGGAAACATTGAGGAAGGGTTATGAATCACGTAGTTTGCGTTAAGTGGGGCAACAAATACATTTCAAAATATGCCAACGTGTTAAACAGCATGGTCAAAAGGCACACCACCTTGCCCTTTCAGTTTCATTGCATTACAGACGATGCAAACGGACTTGACCCTGAGATAAATGTAATTAAATTGCCCAATGAACCTTACATCAAAACATGGTGGAGCAAACTTTACATGTTCTCACCGGACCTGCCTATAGAAGGAAACATATTATTCTTTGACCTTGACGTGGTCATATTCGACAACATAGACTCATTGTTTACACACAACCCTGGCAAGTTTAATATTATAAGAGACTTCAACAGATGCAGAGTGCCCAATTGGAAATTATCAAATTCTAGTTGTATGAAATGGCAGTCTGGAACCATGCAGTACCTATGGAATGAATACATAGCAGATCCTAACAGAGTGACCGGCAGTAATCACGGAGATCAAGATTGGATAACAAAAAGAGCGAGTGCGGACATAAACCACTGGCCCGATGAATGGATAAGAAGTTACAAATGGGAAATGATTGGCCTCAAGGACACAAAATTATTAACAAAGGACGGAAAACGGTTCTTCAGGACTCCGCCTAAGATCGAAAAAGAAAACAAGGTTGCTGTATTCCATGGATTGCCTAACCCAATGGAATGTGCAGATCAATTTGTAGTGGAGAATTGGAAATGAGGAAAGCATTTGGTAGAGTCAAAGTAAGAAAAATTAAGCCAGAACTGGACGACATTCCTGAAGATTGCGGATACCAGAAGAAATTTCGTTTCAACATTGACATGAACAGTAATGGAATCATGGGAGAGTGCATAGAATGGTGCCAGGTCAACTGCCAAGGCAAATGGGGATGGTGGTTCCGTGGTCCTAAATCTGACAACCCATACGAACACAACTGGCAAGAGCAGAACAGTTATATGAGTTTCCAGTATAAAAAAGACGCCACGAGATTTTGGCTGTCAGTGGGTTTACAAAACATGGGGAACAATGAAAGATAATTACTATTATGAAATGGTTTGATATAACAGACGAAGCAAAGAACCAAATGGAAAAACTTTTGGCCAAGAACCCAGGCAAGTATGCAATCAGCCTTGCAGTAATGGGCGGAGGTTGTGCGGGTTTCAAATATGAATGGGGATTCATTGACAAGAAAGATGATATAGGTAAAGACGATGAGATCGTAGACTGGCACACAGGTAGATTTGTTGTGGACGAAGCGTCAATGATGTACGTGGCAGGCACAAAGATAGACTGGAAAGAAGAAGTCTTTGGCTCTCAATTCGAAATAAGCAATCCCAACAGTTCAAGTTCTTGCGGTTGCGGAGAATCATTTGGGGTGTAATGGACACTGCATTCGTAATAGGCAATGGTGAGTCAAGAAACATTTTTCCAATAGACAAACTGAAAGGCCATGGTGTGATATATGGTTGCAATGCCATATACAGGGATCATCCAAAACTCTGTGATCATATTGTTGCAGTCAATCCCCCAATGTACGAAGAACTTGCAAAATGGCACAACAACGGAAAGGAATCTCCCCAGATCCACGGCATCGATGACATAAGCAAATGGGACTACATCTGTGACGGAGACAAAGAAAACGACACACCACGTGGCCTTAAAATTTATCGTATCTGGAGAGGTGGCAACTTAAAGAAGGGTGGCAGGATAAAGACTGAAGATTTTTCATTGAACAGGGGGTCCGGATGTTCGGCAGTGCTCATGGCGGCCGAGTCTGGAGTTAAAAATGTTGTCATACTGGCCTTCGACATATTGGGTGCAAGACAATGGGAGATGGAGGAACCTAGCAGGATACAAAACAACATATACAAGAACTCACCAAATTACCCATCACGTATGAGCATGAAGGCATATCTAAAATATGAATGGATGTACCAACTAAGGCAAACATTTAGAAAGTTTCCCGAAACCAATTTCTATTTTATTAATCGGAGAGAATACATAGACGGAAACTCTTTCCTGAGATGGTATTGTGATCAACCCAACATAAAGATAGGCATCTATGCTCACTTGATGAGATGGATATCAGACGATCAGCAACAAAAAGACTGGGTAAACCTATAGGTCACATCTATCACAGAAATGTTTGTGGCCTTTTTCAACCCTTTCTGGGTCTACCTTGGATTTTGGTTTTTTGAATGTTGTACCACAGGTGTCGCATTTAAGCACGTATATTATGTTATTCCTTCTTACGGTGTGACAGATTCCTAGTTTGCTCTCTCTTTTGTATAATTTCAACGTTTTGAGCGTTTCTACGAACATGTAATTATTTAATAAATATGTAAAACCGAAATATGGCTAGAAAAACAATAGACACAGGAATAGAAGGAAATACAGCGACGGGCGATACTTTACGTACGGCCATGACGAAGATCAACACGAACTTCGAGGAACTCTATACGGATTTGGCAGGCACTACATCATCGGGCGGAATTTTAATCAATCCAACAACCAACGGTGATACGAAAATAATTGCAAACGGAACTGGAATTGTTGAGATAGATAGGCTATCACTAAACAACACAACAATAAGTTCGTTGGATACCAACGCAGACATCACCTTTGTAGCAAACGGAACAGGTAACATCGTGTCCTCTGGACCATTTGTAGTCAACGGTAGCACAACAACAGGTTCATTAGTCACAAACACCATAGTGTCTAATGGTTCAAACGCCACACTGAACATAGATGGCAGTGGCACTGGAAAAGTAATTATAGATGCCGCGGAGGTCGAAATACATCATGACGGCACAAAGGTTCTCGACACCAGTGCTGGAGTGATTGATATCACGGGTAATCTGTTTCTAACAGCCGCTACTCCAACAATATTTTTGAAGAGAACAGACAACGCCAACCAGCCGGCAATAACTTTCAAAGGCTCGGGAGGCACTGATGCGGCCAACATCAAGATGGACGGCACAAGTGGAGCATCAAACGAAATTATATTCGACACTTTTACTGTGTCAGGAGGTCTAGTAGAAAAATTCAGAGTAACCGGTGATGGTGCCAAAGTCACAGGAACACTTAACATCGATGATGGGATCAGCATCACTGACAACAAAATTACAACTTCGGCATCAAACGCCAATCTAGAACTTGATGCGGCCGGCACAGGCACAGTAAAAGTCATAGGAAATCTAACACTAGGTGATAGTGACGAAATAAAATTTGGTGATTCCGGTGATCTAAGGATATTCCACAACGGAGGTCATTCAATAGTAAGAGAAGTAGGAACAGGAAACCTTTACCTGCAGAGTGACAACAATGTAATACTTTCTAAAGATAGTGGCACAGAACCAATGGTGAAGGGTATTGCCGACGGTGCAGTTGAACTTTATCACGACAATGTTAAAAAGTTTGAAACAACCGCAACTGGTGTTTCAGTTGTAGGATCAGTTACATCCACTGGCGCTACTGATTTGACTTTGAGCACAAACGCTGGAACAGATTCAGGAACAATCAAAATTACTGATGGCACAAACGGTGACATCACACTAGAAACAGATGGCACTGGTGACATATTATTGAAAGCAGGCGGACAGGTGGGTATTGGTTCTGTTAGTTCACCTGACACACAACTACACATCAAATCGGCCTCATCGATCATAACACTTCAAAGAACAGCAGACGCCAACCAACCCGGCATAGACTTCCAACAATCTGGAGGTAATGTAAGAGCAGAATTGAGAATGGATGGAACATCAGGTACTTCCAATGAGGTATTTGTAAAAACACATGATGGCTCTTCATTGGCAGAACGTTTTAGAGTTGGACACACAAAAACTCAAGTAAAAGGTAATTTAGAAGTTGATGGTGCACAGATAGACTTCACTGCACTACCAACTTCGGACCCAGGAGTGGCAGGCAGACTGTTTAGATCAGGAAACGATGTCAAAATAAGCACGGGTTAATAGGAGATCTCTATGGCACAGAAGACAATTGATCTCGGTACACTGGGCGGAGCAGACGGAACAGGTGATAGCATCAGAACTGCCGCAGTAAAGATCAATGATAACTTTACAGAAGTATTCGAATTTCCTCCTGTAAAATCTGACATACGATTCCAAGACAACAAAATTGCAACACTATCTTCCAATGCAAGTATTGATTTAGGAGTGTCAGGCACAGGCAGTGTCATAATGGGAGACTTCAAGATCAATGACAACAACATTTCTAATCTTAACACAAACGGTGACATCAGGATTGTGCCAAATGGATCTGGGTTATTGGTCATAGACGGCATAGGATTTTCTGGAACTAGCATACACGGGACGGATTCATCTATTGTTAACATCAATGAGAATGTAAACGTGGATGGCACCATGACTGCACAAGGGACGGATTTACAAGGTGCAGTCACAATCAATTCAACATTGAATGTCACTGATGAAACGACGCTTTCAACTTTGACTGTGTCAGGTGCATCATCGTTCGTTGGTACAACAACCGTAGACAATCTCAGTTTCAATGACAACATAATTTCTACCAGTTCAAACGCAGATCTTATTTTGACGCCGGGCGGGACAGGGGTGGTCAATGTGTCTAAACTGACAGTTGACTCCAATCTGGAAATGGACGCTGAAATTTTAAGGGTTACAACCACCAACAGTAATTTTGATCTTGCCGCTAATGGCACAGGATCTGTGAAGATTTCAAAAATAGACATTAATGGTGGTGGCACTCCTAATGAGGTAGACAACACAGTGATTGGTGCAACAACACCAGCGGCGGGAAATTTCACAACACTTACATTCGATCCTGCGGCAGATGGTACCCTTTCGACCACAGGAGTGAAAATTGCACATAATGAAATAAAAGCCATCGAGTCAAATGCCAACCTGGAAATGCAGGCAAATGGAAATGGATATGTTTACCTTAAGGATTTCAAGTTACCAAATGCAGATGGTAACTCAGGACAACTTCTAAGCACGAATGGTAGCAAAGTAATCAGTTGGGTTACCAGTCCGATCTTGCTTGGACAGTCGGACATCCAGGACTCAAAGAACACGATTGGATTTTCATCACTCACTGAAATAGATGCAAACACAGCCGTTGGTGCTCACGAAAATATAGGTGCAGGCTCAGACAGTTTGCTAGACGAGTGGGATCAAGCAAAGTATGACAGTGCATGGTATCTTTGTTTGCAGAGATATGACGCCGCTGACAGTTCAATCGAGTATGCAGGATTCAAGACAACCATTGCCCAAGGGACTGATGATGGTAGCACATTTGATACCTTTGATGGGACAACGCAAATTATTAAAACAAATAACGACGATCAAATAATTTCCACAAATACTGATATAAGAACGTCAGTAGGAAAAGTAAGATTCAAAGGACAGGCAGGCACACTGGCAGACGGTTCGACTAAATCCACGTTCAATGCATTGACTTTTTATAGGCTTGGTTTGGGAGATAATGATTCATCAGGATACTCAGATGGGCCCGTGGCCACAAAAGTCATAGCAGACGTTGAGAGTGCAACTACAACAATAGACACATGGGCAACTTCGAGTTACAGGGGAGCAAAGTATTATGTGTCAGTGAACAACACAACAACAAACGAAGTAATGAACGCTGAACTGCTTGTGGTACACAACGGCTCTGACGCATTTATTACCGAATACAATAAATTATCAACCAATTCCGGCAACACCGAATTGGTGACATTTTCAGCAGTTATTTTTGGAGGTGATGTAATAGTGAGAGGTTCCAATGGTACAGCAGGAACTTGTAGATGCACAATGTACAGAGTTCTTCTTGCAGACAACGAATCGGACTCAACAATCAACAGTTATGAAAAGGTTATTGGTGCACAGACAGTCAGCAACACAGCATCAACAACGATAGACACAAACAGTTTCAGAGGTGACGTCAATCCTGACATGACCACTCAAAAAGTCATCAACACCGTTGCTCAATCCGATTACGACAGTGTGTTCTATCACATGGTACAGAAGGATATAACCAACAATGAATTCAAAATAAACAAATTGTCAGTTCACCACGGGATCACCTCCGATGGAAGCACACGTGATGCATTTGTTTCAGATTCACATGTGGTGAAAACAGGTGCAATGAATGACATCACTGCATTTGATGTTGGAGTCAATGGTTCCAACATAGAATTGAAAGCAACTGGTGTTACTGATGGATCAACAGCGATACAAAATGCAATTTCATATTATGCGATAGGCCTAGGAGACAACACTTCAACTGGCACAACTGGAAAAATTGGATTAAATGCAGGAGTCACGTTTGGTGGTGCCAATGAGACAAGGGTAGACACCATCACAGCGACAGGAACATGTACTTCCATATTAAGCACACAAAGAACACTTGCAGATTTTGACAAATCTGCCTACGACAGTGCATGGTATTTGGGAGTTTCAAATGACATAGAAAACTCCGGACTGGCCACTTTCAAATATTCAGTGATGCACAACAATTCAGATGCATTCATAACGTCATCTTCGATCACGCGGACTGACCTAAGTCACAATCACCTAGAGACAGACGCAGACGTCAGTGGAAGTGATGTGAGATTGCTAGGTAATGGTGGAAGACTAGATGACTCTTCAAAATCGAACTCCAACACACTGGCCTACTACAGGATCGGATTGGGTGACAATGACTCTTCTGGGTACACGAGTGGTGACGGCAAGGCAGACACAGATACTTTGACTGTTGGAGGAATACAAGAAACAACAGTGAATGCTGTTGCGGCAGAAGGAAATCATGCCACACTATCAGCATCAGGCACAACCACGTGTGCAGAGTTCACAGCAGGCACGTATGATGGCGCTTTATTCTATGTTATAAATCATGACGTTGCAAATGGCAGTTTCGAGACACAGAAGATATCGCTTTGCCACAACTTACAAGATTCATTCATGACGAGTTCGTCAATAGTAAGCACAGATGAAGCGGACCAACATCCAATTTACACCACTGACATGGTGTCCGCTGGTGACAGTACAAGCAAAATAAGATTGAGATCAACAGACTCAGATGGCAGTAGTGTTTCGGCCAACAACACAATGGCATATTACAGAATTGGACTTGGTGATGGCACAGGCACAGGGTTCGCTGGAGAATTAGGTTTAGTAAATGACATTGTTAACACGAGTATCATAGACAGTACGGAGACCACTCTTAATGCATTCACACACGGACCACACAATGGAGCCAAATATTTCATCACGGTTGTTAATCAGGCAACAGGAGAAACAGGAAACATCGAAGCATTGGTTACACATGACGGCACAAATGCATACATTACGACCTACAACGAATTTTTTACAGGCAATAACAGCCTTATCAATCTAACAGCAGACATAAATGGAACTTCTTTACGATTAAGAGGATCGGCCACAGCGGGCGATAGCACAAAAGTAATAGTAAACAGGGTAGTTGCATTTGGAGACTCTGAAGTCGAGGAGGCAAACAGTGACAGCACAAGGAAAATAATAGGTAACACCATCGTGTCAAGTACTGCAACTGAATTTGATGCATTCCAAGCCAGTGTCACTGATGCTGTACACTACGTGATCACTGGTCAAAAAGGTTCAACTGAAAATTTCATTTGTGAGGCAGTGGTAGTAACAGACGGCACAAATGTTTTTGTGCAACAAGGTCCAAATGTTAGTTCTAAAGGCACAGACATGTTGGAGATATCTGCAACAATATCTTCTGGGATAGTAAGTGTCAAGGCAAGTTCAACTTCAGGAGCATCTACTGTGCAGGCTTTCGCAATCAGATTGAAAGCACCAACAAGTTCAACTGCAACCATTGACAGTTTTCAAATCGCAGATTTCAGAGGTGCGAAATATTTCATATCACTAAACAACCTAGACAGCAACGAGGTAAGCAACATTGAGGCCTTGGTCGTACATGATGGCACCAACGCATTCATAAATTCATACAATGAACACCACAGTGGCAGTGCAAGTTTGATCAATGGAAATCTCACAGCAGATATAAGTGGTGGTCTTCTCAGATTGAGAGTGGTGGTGGCACAGGACAACACAAGGATAACTTTCTATAAAGTAATTTTAAATGATGAACCATCAACACAAACATTCACTAACACCAAAGTGATAGGCGGTGTGGTAGCATCGAGTTCTTCAACGGCAGTTGACACATTCGTAGACACGGAAGTGGACGGTGCACACTACGTGATAATTGGATATAACTCCACTGAAGGGGCGGCATCGATACAGGAAGCCAATGTCATAACAAATGGCACAGGTGCTTTTGTTTCATCTGGACCATACGTGAGTACGAAAGGAACAAACCAACTTGATCTTACAGCGGCACATGACGGTTCTTCAACTGTGACACTGTCGGCATCCTCAACATCTGGTGGTTCGACCAAGGTTGCCGCATACAGGGTACACATGAAGGCACCTGTTGGACAAACTGACAACCTCGACTCATGGGCAACTTCGAGTTACAGGGGAGCAAAATATTACATCTCTGCCAAAGAAACTGTTTCCGGTTTCACAAGCAACATAGAATGTCTTGTGGTGCACGATGGCACAGATGCCTACATAACTGCATTCAACGAACACTTCTCACACGTTTCACTGGTGACACTGACTGCGGACATATCTGGAGGCAATCTAAGATTGAGGTGTGCGGGTAATATACCTGACGTCAAAGTAAAATTCTACAGGATACGATTGGCGGACACTGAAAACAATGCCGAAGGTGCTGACTCTAAATTGATTGACACAGCGACAGTATCAAGTTCGGCCACTCCAATAGACACTTTCCAAGACACGAGTCAAACAGGTGCCCACTATGTGATCGTGGCTCATAACGCATCCGAAGGCACTTCGGAGATACAAGAAGCGTCTGTGATCACCAACGGTGCGGAGGCCTTTGTGTCACACGCCAACCACGTGTCATCCAAGTCGACTCCAATGATCACACTTTCGGCGGCACATGATGGATCAAACACTGTGACATTGAGTGCGGCCTCATCAGCAGGCGGAAGCACCATTGTCAATGCATTCAGAATACACATGCTACGAGGAACAAGTTTTGCTTATGACGTGTTAGACAGTTTCGCACAGAGCACATATCAACTTGCCAACTATGTTGTTGTTGGAAAAAATGCGGCGAATGAATCACAGATAGCAGAACTGATGGTAACATCAGATGGCGCGGATGCCTACATCGTAGATGACGTGGCAAACATCAGCACACATTCCACAACTACGCCTCTGATGAAATTCACCGCGGCCATGAACAGCGGCAACGTTGAACTTCGGGCAGAGAACAATCAACAGAACACAGATACCACTGTCAACATGTACAGGGTACACCTTGCAAGGGCGGCCGGGGCACCTAGTTCCATTGCAACACTGGACTCATTTGACAAAACAGAATTCAGAAGTGCAAAATATCAGATTTCAATCAGTGATCCTGCCAGCGGTTCTCTAGGTTTATATGAAACACTGGATGCCAACCTGACACATGACGGCACAAACGTTTATTTGTCAACATTTGGTAGGGTGACTAACCACACAGGCGACATGGTGGATATCACTGCCGACGTAGTTGGAGACAATGTCAGGTTGAGAGGTACGATAAGTAATACTAACACGCACACTGTAACAGTGGTGAGAAGGTTAATGAAGGTTTAATATGGCACAACAGGTAATAAACAGAGGATCTAACGCAAACGACGGTACAGGTGATACTTTACGTGAGGCGATGCGTAAGATCAATGAGAACTTCACAGAAGTCTACACGGCTCCTGGTATATCATCTGACGCCATCCTCATAAGTGGAAACTCGATTAAAACAATCAGAAGTAATGATGACTTGATTTTTGGACCTGCAGGTGCTGGATCAGTGAATTTTCCAGCATTCCGATTCAACGACAACAACATAGAAGGCACAAGATCAAACGAGAATATTAATTTGATTCCATCGGGCACAGGATCTGTGGTTTTTGGCGCAATCAAGATTAATGGAACAACTTTAAGTTCAGATGATTCTTCTATTATTAATATTAATGATGGACTTATTGTTGACGGCACACTGACTGTTGAAGGGACATCAACTCTGACAGGTGCAACTTCGGTTTCATCAACATTGGCTGTTCCATCTGGATTGACAACACTGTCAACTTTGAATGTTACTGGCACAACTAGTTTAGTTGGTACAACTACAATAGACAATCTTACTTTTAATGACAACATCATTGGCACATCTTCAAACGCTGACCTAAACCTTACACCAGGTGGAACAGGAAGTGTAGTTCTTAACACCCTTACCGTTGATGGGAACATTAAGATAACAGACAACAAAATTACAACAACACAATCCAACTCTGACTTAACAATAGAACCGGCAGGAACAGGATCTGTTGTGATGTCCAAAGCGGACATCAATGGCGGAACCATTGACAACACAGTGATAGGTGCCTCGACACCATTGGCAGGAACTTTCACCACACTTACTGCAACCACTTCGGCGGTAATAGATGGAATCACAATACGAGACAACACTGTAACAACCACCGAGTCTAATGCTGACCTTGAATTATCAGGTAGTGGCACAGGCGGTGTATCAATCAGCGGATTCGTGTTCCCAACCACGGACGGAACAGCAGGACAGTTCTTGACAACAGACGGTTCGGGCACATTGTCATTCGCGACTGCGGGTGCGGCTTTAACCCACTCGGCTATTTCTGATACAACGAAGGACATAGCAAGTTCACAAACTGACACAATTTCTTCATTTAACAAAACTGTTGACAGAAGTGCCAAGTTTTTTATATCCGCGGTTGATGCCACAAACGGTAGACACGAGATGGTTGAGGCCAACGTCACACATGATGGGTCAAACGCATACATCGCCACGTTTGGATCTATATCAACTTACAGCGGAGGTGCTGTGGCCACTTACAGTGTTGATATTGATGGAAATAATGTTAGATTGAGAGCCACAAACATCTCTCCTGGATCTGTGACATTCAAAACCCAGGCATGTAAAATAAACGTTTAATATAATTTAGACACAACACACATCTATGAGGAAATACACCAGGTACCAGAGACAGTATAAATCTCCCCGATCTGAGATTAATCGTTTGAAGGAAGCCATCAAGCGTGAATCAGACAAGATCAAGCGTGAAGACCTCCAACAGCACCTAGAACACTGGATTCGTACACAGAATAATCACCACTGATATCCAATAAATACCCTTGTAAGGAGTAAAGTTAATGGCAACACCGGTGTGGACAACCACAGAAGGTAAATTGGCGACATTCGCCGAAGACAGCACGTATTCACTTCAACTTGAGGCGAATACTAGTGACTCAACGGCCATCACTTACTCCATAATCGCAGGAAGCCTACCAACTGGAATGTCTCTGACTTCCACAGGCTTACTTACAGGTACTCCGGCTGAGGTTGCCAAAAGAACTCTTTACACCTTCGTCGTGCGAGCCACGGCCGGCAGTACCATAACAGACAGAACTTTTTCATTAGACATCGAGGGACAAGACAATCCAGTATTCACAACTGCGGCTGGACAGTTACAACTTGCAGACTCAACTAGAGTAGGACTGTATTGGGTGTTGGACGGAGAACGTGTAGACTTCCAATTCCATGCAACAGACGGTGACCGAGCAGTTGGAAGAGATATGAGATTTGAAATACAGTCAGGAATATTGCCACCTGGATTATCTTTGAGCGAAGCAGGAGAATTGACAGGAATATGCAGGCTCACTGACGACTACTTTGAAGATTCGACAAGACAGATTGCAATGACATTTCCTATCACTTGTAGAGTGAGTGACGGAACTTCGGTTACAACACAAGAAAATCATATATTTGTGTACTCGGCGGCCTATTGGAACGTGAACAATCCTAATATCACAGCGGACATGACGGAAATAAACAATTTCCCAATCACAATGGACCTTTCATCTCAAAGAAGACCTGTGTTCTTGACTAACACAGCACTAGGAACATTCAGACACGACAACCAAGTGGTTATCAAAATAGACATAGAAGACGCTGACTCAACAGGAAATGCTTTCGTCTACTCATTGCAGGACGGCACATTGCCAACAGGACTACAGATAGATTCAAATTCAGGAGAAATTTTTGGTTTCCTTCCAAGGCAGGGAGAAGTACAAACAGATTTCGTCTTTACCATGAGAGCAACAAGAACCATGGACACAGGACAACAGGTTTTCACAGACAAATCATTCACAATGACAGTGTTGGGAGACATAGACATAGGTATCCAATTCACAACAGACGAAAACGTTGGAACTTTACATGCCGATATTCCAAGCACACTGAACATACAGGCAGATCCTGAACAGCCGAACAGAGTTCTGTTTTACAAATTAGCATCAGGAAGCCTACCACCGGGCATTACACTTTCTCCCCTAGGCAATCTGGTTGGAACAATCAGGTCAAGTGACTTTACAGATTCTACTAGATCCTATACTTTCACTGTGACTGTAAGTGATCAGTATGAAGAACTGGCCGCAACAAAAACATTCACAGTGCTTGTTGACATACCATACACATCAATTGAATATGGATCCTTTGAAGGACAGGCAACTTCTTTTATAGACGAAAATATATTCTACAATATAGCACAAGATCCAAATATTAATTCTCCAGAAGAGATTTACAGACCAGAGGACGCAAACTTCGGCATGAAACTTACGCCTAAGATGTTGATGATTGCTGGAGTGGAAACACAGACACTGACAACGTATCAGAATCAAATGGAATCTAATCATGCACCTGTGACATTATATTTTGGTGATTTGAAAACAGCGGTTGCAAAACAGAATGGCACAGTGATCTACGAAGTTGTCTATTTAGATATTGTTGATAGATTTGTTAACAATGACGGGATAGAAACAGGGGCAACAACAATAAGGCCAAATGCAGTTGAAAACATGAGAGACAGGATCAAAGCATTGGGTCATGACGAATGGACTTACCTACCGTTATGGATGAAGACAGAACAGGCTGGCTCACAAGGTCCGCTGGGTTACATAAAAGCAGTGCCAATATTGTATTGTAAACCGGGCACATCTGGAAAATTAAAGAAGAGGATAGAAGATTTAAACTTAGATTTCAAAAAAATACTGTTTATAATAGACAGATATTCTGTATCAACAAGCAAAGTTTCACCATCAACATTTACAGGTGATGGGTCTACATTATCTTTTGCCCTAGACGAAATAGTGCATGAAGAAGATATTTTGGTAAAAGTTGGCACAACAACCAAGACAAGGGATGATGAAGGAGGATTAGACTATCATCTTACGCATGATGTTGGTAATCAAAAAACGACCATTGTTTTCAACATAGCATCGGTGCCGGCAGACGGAGATGTTATAACCGTGGAGAGAAGCAACGATAAATATCTAAGATTTAGGGATATAACATAATGGCAAGTAACATAGTACCAGGAAACATAGACGGGACATACCCAACAGCAGGACAAGACAACAGTTCTCAGGGCATGAGGGACAACTTCAATGCAATCAAGAACAACTTCACGGAAACAAAAACTGAAATTGAAGACCTACAGAGTAATAAGGCAAGCCTAAATGCTAACAATGATTTCTCAGGTAATATTGTTTCAGATGCAGAATTAAAAGACAATTCAGAAACAGTGTTCGCACATGGCACAACAGGCGGTGCAATCACATTAGACCATGAAAAAGGTCATTATCAAACTTTGACAACCAATGCTTCAATAACTTTGAGTTTCCTGAACCTACCAGCAACAGGCAAACTGGGCAGAATAATTTTAGATATTGGCTACGCCAGTACAGCACACACAATCACAATTCCAAACAGTGTGAAAGTATCAGAAAATGTTGATGGCGGAGATGGCAGTTCTAAAACAATCACATGTCCAACATCAGGTAGATATCTGTATGAATTCATGAGTGCAGATGGAGGCACTACCATATTGATGCATCAGTTAGGCAAAAACTATATCTAATAGGAGGTGGTGATGTATTTCCATCCAATGCAAGAAGAAATAGGTAATATGTCCGAAGAGGACATTTCAAAAAGGATTAAAGATCTCACAAGAAAAGTTGCAATAGCAAGACGTGGACGTAATCCTGAAATGTTGGCCAATCTACAAATGGCTCTCAACACATATCGTGATGCCATCAGACAAAGAAGAATTGAGGCCTGGCACAAGAACAACAAGAAATTAAGGAACGAACCAGATATTGGAGACCTGATCAACATAGACTAGTAAGTATTGTTGATGTCAAACAGTTTCACTTGGAAAACTAAATTTAAATCAATAATAATCGTCGACGGAGAACTTTTTCCTAACGAGTACAAGGTAGAAATATCACTCACACCTCACACTGCAAATTTAAAAGAACAGACAGAATACTTTGAAAGATTGAAAAGTCTTTTTGAACAAGTGTTTGCAAATACAATTACCACATGGCGTGATGAAAAATTATATGGTATTTTGAAAACTAATACCAATAATAGGTTTATCGAGTTACCAAAACCACCTTACGATCAGATAATGGCGGCCGTGTGTTTCTGCAAGGCCAACAGCATACTAGATAGTAAGATTGTCATAAATCACATATCACTCAGTTCCTGGCAGGGCGACGGTATTACCTATACGGTTGACAAAGACAGCAAAGAGCTTATACTTTTAGATAGACCGGACTGGTTCTCGGAAAAATACAACACGTTTGATCCATGGTGGTTAAGACCCGACACGGCGACATATGATGAAGAATTGGACAAAGGCATATACACAGGACATTTCAGTTGGAACAATCAAAAGATTCCTGTTGACAAACAGCACGAGTACCATGCTAAAATATTTGAGTTCCAACCAAAGGTTTTAGATGGCGGCAAAGACAAAAACAAATGAACACGGTGATGTGGTATTTTCTGAACAGGAAACCATAGACCTACTTTACAACAATCCAGACTTTGATATTTCTAAATTGTTCTTCAGCGAAACAGAGCAATACAACAACGCAATAAAACAGACAGGATTAGGGTTTCCGCTGATTAAAACAGTGCCAGACAGAAAATCTGTGGAAGAATTTGACACAATAAATATTGGTAATTGGCACATGCCAGAGAAGTATTATCAAATAAATGTGTTACAATGGCTATTAGACAAATGCCAAAACGATGAGGAAAAGATGAGAGTGCAAACCGAATATGATTTATTCGAGAAGAAAAAATTTGTAAAAGTGTTACAGTTCTTAATATATTTTGTTGACACACTACGAGCCAACAACATTGTATGGGGAGTTGGAAGAGGATCGAGTGTGGCCAGTTTCTGTTTGTTCTTGATTGGAGTACACAAGATTAACCCTTTACTTTACAATCTAGACATCAAAGAATTTTTACGATGAAGATTTCTATTGAGAGCAACAGGCCCATAAAAGAAAATTTCCTACTAGACCTATCGGGCAATAGAACAGATTTCAAACTGGATGAAGATTTCAGTTTAGATGATGGGTGGTACGAATTAAACTTGCCTTATACAGGACAGAGAACAGAAATCAAAGATGTAAAACTGAATGATGAAAGTATAGAGCACACTCTTTACACAGGATACTACGTTGACGGAAATGGGAGTGAACATCAACCTGCCGCGGCCATGTGGGACGAAGGTGGAGTCATGAAACTCTGGATACACACAAAATTAGGGGTGTTTCTAGATAGGGTTTTTACAGAAATAGACGGTGGAGATTTCGGAAAGAATCTCTTTACAAAATATGTTTTTACTGTTGATAGACCTTGTGTGCTAGAAAACCAATTTCCTGAAAGTATAAAAAGTTATCTGGCAAATGGTGATGGTCCACACTGGTGGAAAACAGACACTGATTACACACCATATAAGATTTTAGACATCGAAACTCCAGAAGTTGATGACATCATTGAGGAGATGAATGCTATTAATGTAAGAGATATCACAGGAGCCTTTCGAGGAGTAATGGATATAAAGACAAACTCACCTACAAAATCAGATCTTCCGTTTCTAGATATGGATTGGTCTAAAGCACCTAAAATGAAAGAACTCTTAATAGATAAAGTCGGTTACAAAAATATATTAAGTATTTCAATGCAGACTCTGTATCCAAAGAGCCATCTATTCATGCACAGGGATGACCATTATAGTAGAAAAAAATACAGTGTGATACGAGGTTGTAAAAAATTTTACTGGCCTTTGAAGGGCGATTGGTCTAAAAATCATTTCAAACTTGGTAAAGCAGGCGTGGTACCATTTAAGAATAGGCCATGTCTGATCAACACTTTAGAGCACACCCACACAGCGGTAAATGACAGCGACGAACCTAGGAGTGTTTTGATCGTCTATGGCGACCTTCCTGGAGATATTTTAGGACCAGGTGATCAACGTGATGATAAGTAATTGTAATAGGAGCATATTATGGTAGCAAGACCAACAAGAAAAAGAATGTACAGATCTATGCAGGGCAGAATGATCGACATAGAAAAATTGAGAGCAACCAACGAAGATCAAATAGCAGTTGGAAACATGAACGTGAATGCACGTGGTGATGTGCTAGGACCAGGCGGTCAGATAATTACGTCAAAAGACAAAGTCATAAAAAAATACTACGAGCAACCAAAGGGCAGAGTCGATGACAGGCCTGCGAGAGCAAAACCACAGGCACCTAGAAAGACTGCACCAGCACCTAAACCAGTGATGACTGCAAAGCCACAAGCCAAACAGGTAACGAAATCTACAAAACCAAAAGCCTCGCCTAAAAAAGGCATAGAAGCGGCTCTTGACGGACTAGAATAAATCTTATATAATACTTCTATATGGGACAGATAGAAGACTTACAGAACAAAGGTTTTGGTTCTCATGGTGGTAAGCAATACACCGTGGAGAATGATATAATCCCACTTAAGAAAAGAGTGTTGGTATCCGATATGCACTTTGGAGAAACAAAATCCAAAGGTGGAATCATATTAGTTGACGACGACGGCACCGCAGAAGGCATACACCCTAGATGGGGCAAAGTATACGCCGTAGGTAGGTTACAAGATGACGTTAAAGTCGGACAATGGATATTGGTTGCACATGGCAGATGGTCAAGAGCATTCAAAGTTAAAAGAAAAGAAAAAGGATCTGCCGGTGAGATAGGCGTTGAATTAGAAGTCAGAATGATTGACGAGAATGACATTCTCCTTGTATCAGACGATGAACCAGAATTCAATAGAAAACAAGCAGGATACGTCAACACTGGTGGAATGCAACAAATGACATCACTTCCGGGCAATGACTGAGTTTACACAAGGCATACAAGGAGCATTTCAAAAATTATTAACTAGTTCAAGTTTAGGACTTGCACTGATTTATACATTTGGCCATATTATAATAGCAATGACTGTGGTCAGTGTGATGACAGGAGCCAGTTTATGGGAGGCCGGTGCTGTTGCACTTGTTGAGCCAAGCATTAATGGATTATGGTTCTATGCACTCCACAAAACATATAAAAAAATTAAAGGCATTAAGTAATGAAAAAGATCAAACTCAAAAGGACACTCGTGCCCATTGATAAACTTGTTACAATGGCTGAAATGGGTCTCGGTGCAGTACGTCCTCTTAATAAAGAAAAAAGAGGTTGGATAAACAAACTTAAAAAACAAGAAGAGCCGTTTGATCCAATACTTGTAACTCCCATAAAAGATTCCGGATACTATTTGTTGACAGATGGTTGGCACAGGGTACAGGCCGCCAAAGCAATGAAAGAAAAAGAGATAGAAGCCTTGCCATTACCAGCAGACATAGGATTGAACATGGCCAAGGCAAACAAAATACTGCGAGACATCGACAGAGAATACGGTTTCAAACTGGAGTGCAGTGATATAATTGGCCAGTGGGCCTTCTATAAAGATTGACAAACTACATATATCTGTTACAATAAAGGCATGGTAAGACGTTTTGGTTTCTGTTGCAAATGGTTGAACTCTGAGAAAGAATTTGGCGGCATGAAAGTAAATGCCAAGGACAGAGAACTTAATGGCAGATCCACAACCATGCGTTGGCTACGTGAGCACAAGGACGAGGCAGAACAACGCCAATGGGACATACTAACACACAACACACTTGCCGCACGTAGACTGGTACAACGTGTTGGCTCACTGCCACCTGAACGTAGGATGGTGAGACTAGGTAGTGAGATGCTTCAAGGTTACACTGAAAAAGATTGGAAGTCTTGGTGGCAGAGACCAGAATTACAGAACCACCTGCCTAAGTTATTTGCACCTGTAGGTGAAATGGCTAGAAAACTAGGCGTAAAGGTAAGTTTCCATCCAGGACAATTCTGTGTGCTTTCAAGTGCAACACCAGATATTGTAGAACGTAGCATAGAAGAATTTGAATACCATACCGACATGGCACGTTGGATGGGTTTTGGTAAGTCATTCCAGGATGGTTGCAAGATTAATGTACACATCTCTGGCAGACAAGGACCTGATGGCATACGTAAAGCACTACCAAGGTTATCTCCCGAGGCACGTAATCTGATCACAATCGAGAATGACGAAATGGGTTGGGGACTAGATGCCAGTCTTGAATTGGAAAAGGATCTTGCTCTTGTGCTAGACATACATCATCATTGGATCAGAGACGAGGAATATATTGAAGCAAATGACGACAGAGTGAAAAGAGTTATCGACAGTTGGCGTGGTGTAAGGCCTAGTATGCACTACTCTTATTCAAGAGATGAACACTTGGCAGTTGCAGACTTAGGTGACAAAACACACACAGAGATGCACAACATCAAAGATTTACTAGACAGAGGTTGCAAAAAACAGAAACTACGAGCACACTCGGACCTATTACCAAACAGGAAGGTTAACGACTGGGCACTATCGTTCTCGGAAAACTTCGACATACAGGTCGAGGCCAAAGGTAAAAACATGGCCCAGGAACAATTATATAGACAATACCTAGAGAATTCTGTATAATCAATAACACTAACAGGAGATAAAATGAAAATACTATGCGTATTATACGACGACCCTAAAGGCGGAATGCCTGAGAGTTATCCACTTACGGATCTCCCCAAGTTAGAGAAGTATCCAGATGGC